GCAAGATCAGCTGCAACTGCATTTACATCAGCTATATTTGTAGCAACTGTATTTACATTTGCTATAGAACCAGCAACTGTATTTATGTTTGTAGCATTACCAGCAACAGATGAAACATTTGATTGTATACCAGCAACAGTACTTACATTACTACTAATTCCAGCCACAGTAGAAACATTCGCATCTATACCAGCAACAGTTGTTACATTGCTTGCTATACCAGCAACAGTATTAATATTTGTCGTAATGTCAGCAAGTGAGTTTACATTTGCAATAGTTGGTCCAGCTTCAGCTGCACCAGTAGTTGCATTAAAACCTAGTACAGTACCTTTTCTACTTGCTTTTAATGGTAATACCATTGAAGCAGCATCATCATTATCATTTAATCTTACTGCTCTATCTATACGGTCTTGCTGATCATCAAACAAAGCTATGTTTCTATCAAGCTCTGTATTAAGTGTATCCATGTCAAAAGAACCAGATGTTGGAAAATCTGTTGTTCTTTTAAAAGGAATATTTCTAAAGATAATAACAGTTCCAGATGATACTGCATTACCAGATGTCATAGTAATTGACCCAGTTTTATTAGTATTTTGGCTTACTGTATAATGTGTAGTAAGTGTTTTTGTTGTACCACCAACAACAACAACAAGATCTTCAGCATCAAAAAACTCAAAAGGTACTTGAAATGTTGATGTTGACGTACTTACTGTGTACGATATTCGTGGTGCATCATCTGTTAAATTTATAGCCATAACTGAAATATACCTCTTGTTTAATATTAATCAATAAAAAATTACCAACGACCTACTACTTTACCTATATCTTGCATATAGTTCTCCATCCACCATATCTTCATAAATGGAAAATTTCTTTGAAACCTTTTAACTCCTTCGTTAACTTCACCATTATAAAAGTCAACTAAGCCTCTTTTATATTCCCATGCCAATGATGGTGGCGCACCTAATATTTCAAGAGCAGCATCCATTGGTCTTTCTGAAGCATCTTTTGATATAAACTTTGGGCTTATAGGTGAGTTTTCAAAGTATCCTAAATTAGCACCAATAGATAAACCTCTATAAAACATATCAGAGTATATTGCAGCTAATCCAGAGTAATCAAATGTTCTAGCTATTTTATCAGCAGTAGACATATTATCTAACACATAAGATCTATTTCTATATCTTAATTGTAAACCCATATAAGCTAAACCCATTGCCATAGTCAAACCCATAGCCTGATTCTTTAATGTATTTTGTGCTAAGCTTGCTGTTATTTTATTTGCTGCACCAAATGAATATGACATAAAAGCAAAAGGCAAAGAAAATAAACCATTTTCAATTCTTGAATAACCTCTTACTGCTTTATCCTCAACCATACCGGGAACATATTGAGCAACTTTCCAAGGAACATAAAACACACCATCCATCAAAATAGGTTTGTCTGCTGGAGATGCCATAATTACTGTATTAAAAATACCAGCATTCATAGAATATCTAAATTTATCTAATGTTTCACGTGAAACACCAGCATCTATCCATGCATCACTATTAGCTAAATACAAACCCTTTGGAGTATTTCTTTCTACTGGTGCTTTAGTTGCAATCTCTTTTATTTCTTTTGCACCTAAACCCATCTTAGCCATCATTTCTATAGTTTTTTGATCTGCTGATTTGTTGTAAATTTTAATAGCATCTTCTACAATTTGATGCGCTCTTAATATAGATTCCATTCTTTTTGCAAGGTTTGTAGCTGGACCTAATAAGTTTGTTGAATAGAATAATGTTTTAGCTTTACCAGCAACTTTACTATATAACCCACGATCTATAGTTCTATTAGATAGATCATCTACTAATCTCAAGCCTTCCATATTTTTTAAAATATCTAAAGCTTCACCAGCATATCTACCTTCTTTAGCATTAAGAGATATTTTCTGACCATCTAAAACACTAAAGCCCATCTTAAACCATGCACCAGCTTCTCTTTGCAAAGCTATTGCTGCATAGTCTGTAACTGTAGCAAACCCAGCAGAACCTAAGTAAGTTAAACCAGCAAGATCACTCAACACTTGTCTTATTCTTTGATTTAATGCAGTCGGATCTTTAACGACATTACCTACAATTCTTTCATATAAAGCAGTAAAATCTCTTACAGTTGCTTGAGCTGTTTTTAATCCAGCAGTTTTAAAAGTTTCATTGTATATATATTCTTGTACTTCTCTTAAACTTTTACCACCAAAAGTATCACGAAAATGATATTCTGGTGATACTCTTGTTGTATAGTTTTTCATTACACTTATTGGATTTTGCTCAATAAACTCCCAAACTTTAGAATTAGGTATATCTAAATTTCTATGTCTTGTGTGCTTTGAACTATAACCAGCAAAAGATTGTTCAAAGTTACCATCTGTTTCTCCTAATATCTTTGATACTGTAGCTTCTGCTCTTTGCCTTACACTCTTAGGATCAACTGGTAGTATTATCTGTTTACCTTTTTCATAAATATAAGGATTCTTTGAATACCAATCTTCAATAATATTTGTAAACTTTTCTCTCTTAGCAAGAATCATATCATGATTATAATACCTAGCATAAAAAGACATTTCATTCTTTGGCATAGCTACTGCTGGTTTTGTTTCTAAATCAGCTTTTAACTCATCAATCTTACTTTTGTATCTTTCTATTTGTAATTTATTATAATCAAGATCACCCTTAATAGGTGGTTGTGTTTGTAAATAATCTACTCTTGCTTGCAATCTTAGGATGTCATTTTTAATACCTTTATTGGTACCAATCATGTTAACACTTACTAATCTTTCTTCCCATTCTTTCCAGAAGTTTTCAAAGACACGAACAGCTTTCATCTCATTTGCAGTAGCACCATTAAAATCTCTAAACACCATACGTCTATTAACATTCTTCATCCAATCATCAAAAGATCTTGCACCCCATATTCTATAATCTAAAGCTGATGTTACTTTCTTCTTTGCATCTTGTGCATATATATCCATCATTTCATCATAGACTCTAGCCCACTTGCCATGATCTGTATTTGACTTAATATGAACAGAAAAGTTTGATGCAATACCTAATGAGTTCTTTTGCATCTTCATACCCATATCACTAGCAAGATCAGCAATAATACCTTTTACTTCATCTGGTACTTTGTCATTCATAATAGGTCTTTTGAATGGAGTAGTTATTGCTTTGTAAGCCCATGAATTTAAAAAAGCACCAGATGCAGTAGTATCAAATGAATTAGCATTTGATAAAGTAGGTATATCACTTATGTTTACTTTTGTTTTTACACCATCACGAAAAACAGAATACTCAGATATACTTCTTTCTTCTCTTAAAAAATTAAGAGCAAGATTATCTATCCTATCTTCATAGGCAGACAATCTTTCATAAGGTAATCTAGGATTTGTACTATGATGTAGCTCATGTAATAAAACAAACTTTGCATACTCGTCTTTATTATTAAGTATTTTTATATGTTTTATCTTATTCATATGATGGCTGTATTGAATCTTATCTATTGTTCCATCATCTAAAGCTTGTTTTAATTTAGCTTTGTAATCAGCTATTGCTGCTTTACTTTTAGTTTTACTTCTAAAATCTTTATAGCTTTTATTTATAAGATCTTTATTGAGATAAATATTATTATTATCTCGAGAAAACATACCTAATATTCTACCTTGTACACCTCTTTGCTTTAGATATTCATCTACTATTTTTTGATCTGTAATTATTTTATTTATATTAAAACCTTTGAATATATCTGTGAGTTCATCATCTGACATATTTAAAATAGATTTACCACTTGAAGATGTTATCTTAACATTCTCCATAAGTTCACCATGTAATTTACCACTGCTATCATAGTAAATTGGATCATCAGAAAATTTACCAATAGAAACCATTGAAGATGAAACATCATTGTAAATGGATTTTCTAGCTTGATTAGTTAATAGATTAGATATTCCTTTACCAACACCAGCAAGCGTACTACTAAACAACATAGATGCACCAGTAGTATAAACACCTTCTATTGGTTTCACAGTTGGATCAGCATACACTCGACCAGCTTCAAGTGGTGCAACAACACCACCACTCATTATTGCACCTTTTCTTATGGCATCATAAATACTTTTACTTCTTAATACTGGAAGAAAAATAGTTGCAACATTAATAGGATCAGCTACTAAAGAAATAAAATATGTTCCATAGCTAGTGTTTTCGATTATCTTATGTTGTTCATTTCTTAAATTCATTTGTTCTATTTGACCTAACAAATGAGATTTACTTCTTGAAAATATCAAATCTGGTTTTATAGATTGGTTTGCTTTGTTATTTAAAGCATCAATAACTTCTGGATCTTGTGAAGTAAGTGCATTGAACATTACAGATGATGGTTCATTATAAGCTTTTTGAGAATAGTTAGAATAATTTTCTACCTCAAATAACATTGATCCATAACTTATGCCAAGCATAGCTGGTATGCTTTCACTCAACGGACTTTTTGGTGGTACATAAAGGCTATATGAATCGTTTTGATCTAAATCTAATCTTTGTGTAGGAACTAAACTTTTAAGAACATCTTTGCCATATTCCATATTATTTACCTAAAAGTTTTTCAATTTCTAAATATAACTCTTCTGGTAATTCATTTGTATCTGGTGGCTTACCAAAAGAGTTGTAACCTGGCAAAATATCATCATCACCAATAGAATGTAAATTGTTTATATTATTACGAAGCTCATCTACATCTTCACCAATCTGACCAAAGGTATTTTTATACTCAATAAGTCTATTAAACTTTTCTAAATTCCTTTTGTCGATTCTTTCAATCTGTATTTCTTCAAGTCTTTTTTCAGTTTCCTCAAGAGATAATTCTAATCTAGGTCTAAACTTATACATCATGTTACCATAGTCATAATCAGAAATAATCTTTTTATTTTTCTGATGTATCTTCTTTAGATTTTTATTATTTATTTTTATAGCATCAAGCTTATTAAAATTTCTTGCAATCTGAAGAGGATTAACTGTTAGTGTATCTTGAGTTAAGTATGAGTGATTATCTAGTATTGTTTGAGCTTGTTGAGCATTTGTACCAATATTAGCCCACTTTTCTTTCTGGCTAAAATACCACATTTCAGCTTCAGCTGGAGATAAAAAAGATGGATACTCATGATGCTTTGTTTCAGTTCTATCAATTCTTTTTAATAAAGCTATAACATCATCTTCTGTTTGTGTAGGCATAACTCTACCATCCCAAAATGTAGGAAGTAGGAAATGCAACTCAACACCACCAGAATTAATACCTATAGTTGTTGCAGCAACAGTAACTGTTTCACTATAGTTTGTCTGTGCTTGTCCATTTGCTATTGTTGTATAATGATGTTTAGTTAATAAATCTAATTCATTTGTTTGACTTATACCACCTAAAGGCATGGGTGTATTTGCCTCTGGTGTCTTAAAGAAAATACCAAAGTTCTCTGCTGTTCTTATTGAAAGAGCTGGATCTTCATATTCAAAACCATCAGCTAATTCACTTACCATTGTTTGAGGAATAGCATTATATGATCTATTTGGAGATAAAAATATTTCAATAACATTTTCTTTGTTATAATCAGATTTTGAAGCATATAATTTATTACCAAATTTAACAGCAAAACCATCTTCAAAAATAGGATTATTAGTATATTCAAATTGATTATTTAAAAAAGGTAATACTGTTTCTAATATAATACTATCTTTTGTTGCTTCTCTTAAATTTTTATCAGGGATAATTTTTGGCAAAGCATACCTTGTCATATTTTGACCACTAGGTGTATTAAAGTTTTCTAATACTTCATTGCTAAATAACCAGTTATCTTTATATCTTTTCTCAAGAAAATTATTTAAACCAGCTATATCTTGAAATATTCCAAGTGCTGAAGCAACTGGTATCTCATTATCCAACATCCTAAAAAAGTCTGGATCAGATAATCTATTAATACCTTTAACACCAAGAACCGATTGAATGTGATCTTCATAACTTTCATTCTTTAATTCTTTTTTAAATAATTTAACAAACTCATCAATATTTTTCATATTGTTTTTAGCCAATGTAAGATTTGAAACTATTTGTGAAAAATCAACATTCTCATCTTGCATAGTAAAATCAGCAACAGCTAATAATCTCATTATATCTGCATCATTCTTAAATCTGGTAGGAATAATATTCATGTTTACCCCATTATCACCAGTAGGAAATGATTTTAAATTTGCTAGAAACCCAAAAATATAAGATAAGTCTTTTTCAAATTTTGGATTATTTGGTTCTTCTGCTAATTGTTTTACAAGATTAAATAATCCTTCACTTACATTATCATTTGCTAGCATACTGTAAGTTCTTGGATCTTCAGCAAACTCTAAACTTAAAAAGTAATTATCTAAATCAGTGTCATTACCACCATCAAGCAAAACCTTTTTAAAAATATCATCAATGGTTTTACCATTAACACCTTTTTGAATACCAGTATGATAATCTACATAATCTTTGATATTTAGTAATTTCTTTCTTTGCTCTTCCAAATCACTTTTAAAATTACCAATAATATCTTTAAAAAAACTTTTAAAATTTGTTGCATCAACATTATATATCTTTTGAATAGTATTATAAGCATTCATTAGATTTTCTGGTACTGGTATTTTAGAATTACCAGATTCCATAAAATCTTGTAATGCTTCTAAATGACTAAGCTTTACATTTACATTTTTTCCATACTGGTCAACTACACCAAAAGAAATAAGTTCATTACTTATAAGATGTTTAGCTACATCACTCTTTAACTCATTTTCAAGTGATATTGATTTATCTATAGTTAAAATAGATTTATTATTATAGATACCTTGTATCTCTCTAGCATCTCTTAACTCAGCTATTAGAACATTAACATCTGATGAAATACCACGACCCTCTTTGATACCTTGTATTATATTATTTTTAATTTCACTATAACGAGTTAACAAAGAATTTTCTGCTTCATGTCTTGCTATTCTTTGTTTAACCTCTAGTTCTTTTATTTTCTTTTGTGCAATTTCTTTTTCAAAATTCAATCTTCTTTGCATATTGGTATCAAAGGCTTGAAACTCTTGACTGATATTAAAATTTTTAATTACAGTATCTGGACTTGGAACTTTTGTTAATAATTCCCTCAACATATCTGTTGAATTTTTGCCTAACAAATTTTGATTTACATTATTTGCTGATACCTTGCCAGATAAAATATCCGTTACATGATTCTTAACATCTATCAAATATTGTGAATCTGCATTTGTTGGAATTGTTTTAGATAGATCACTTATTACTTTAGAAAAAATATTATTAACTACATCACCTTTTAGTTTATTTATATCTGTTCGTGTAGTTTTTCCTTCATTTTTAGTATAACCTAATGCACCATCTGATGTTATATACTTTTGTTGATTCTCTTCATTTTTCTCTTCTAGTTCTTCTATACGTTCAAAAATATCAGCAACACTTATTGTACCTTCTATTATCTTTTGAGCAAAAGTTACTTTATTTGTATTTATTTGATATTGAATATTATTATATGTATCTAAAGATTTTAGCTGATTTTGTTTTTTAATATTTGCGTTTTTTTTGTCTAAATCTTCAGCTGCTCGTTTTGCTGCATCATTTCTTATTGATTCACGCAAACCTTTATCTGCTCTATATATTGTTAACAACTCTTTTATCATTTTTTGATCTGGATTTATTTGTGTTAACATACTTACAAACTCTCTTGCTTCTAATGGAAGTTCTTTAACATCTTCACCACTAGCAATAGACAAAGCAAATATATCAGAGTTTACAACACTGTTTGCAAGATTTGGAAGATCTAATATATTTCCTAGCTTACCACTTAAATAAAAGAATACTCCTTGTCTTGCTGTATTAAGGACTTCTTCTTGAGTAACTATCTTGCTTTTTATTAAGTTTGTTTTACTAGATAAATATCCATCTACAAAATCCTCAACAAATTTAGGTGGCATATCATTACTTCTTGTTCGAAACTTTGTATCAGGATTTTCATAATCTTCATCTAATTGTCTAAGACCAGAATTGTACATCATTTCAAGAAATTCATTATCTTGTTTTTTATTTAGTTCATTAGCTTTTGCTATACTATTGTTATAAATATTATTCTTTATATGTGCAGAATATGCTTTAGCTTGATTAATACCCATCTCTCTTGCAAACTCTTTAAATTTGCCTTGAGCATTATCAACAACTTTAGAAGTATAATTTAAAAAATCTGATTCAAACTTTGCAACATTAAGTTTGTTTTTATTGTAAAGTTCTTGTGCTTTAGATTTATAATCAGCTTCTATACTCTCAAAAAATCTTTGATCGACTACAGCACGAAAAGCATCCATTGCTATATCACCATAACCATCTGGTAATGAGTAAGCTTCTGGCATACCAGTTTTTGGATTAATACCTATTACTTGTTCTATCGGAACAGACAAACCAAACTCTGTACCTTTTTTCTTAGCCTCTTCACCAGCTGCTCTAAAAAAAGTATTAGATGTTTGAGCAAAAGATTCTGATATTCTATTCAAAGAATTTGCAGCAGTATTAGCACCACTTACATTAATACCAATATTAGGAATACCAACTTTGCTTTTATATACTTTTATTCCGTTTGCCATTATTAACTCTTCGTTAGTTTATACTGATAAGCCATACCGATTGCATTGTTTATTCCAGTAGTGATAGATGCAAACTCTTCATATCTACCAGATCTTTGTATCTCTGCTTCTCTTGCTTTTAAAAGATAATCCTGAGTTAATGATCTATAACCAAGTCTATTGGTATCTTGTGCTAATTTTGTTGCAGATGCTTTAAAACCAGCTTTTGCAGAACTATCATAACCTCTTTGTGCAATACCCATCCAAGCTTCTGATGTATTCATAAAATCCATATACTCATCTATTCTTGCATTATGTTCTGCAAGTGCTTGTATTTCTGCATTTTGTCTTTCTAGTTTTGTATCATAAGCAGCTTGCTTTGCTTTTCTTCTTGCTTCTTTTCCAGCAGCAAAACCAGAAAGCAAACTAAAACCACCACTTACTAATGCTAATGCTAATAATGGATTCATTATATTTGTACCTCTGCAATTACACTATTTATTTGTATAGACAACGGATCGTTTTGACTAATCGTAACTTGTGGATCACGACTATAACCAAGCAATCTTAATTCTTTCTTTCCTGTTATGGGTTGTCTAGGTTGACTAGGATCATCAGTAACAGTTCTTATTTCTAAGTTCCTTGTATTAACTGTAATTGATAATGTATCTTTCAAATCAACAACAACTCTACCCAATCCTCTTAATGAACCAGTAGTTGGTCCTTGCTGGGTATTTATATCCAGTGGATTTGTTTTAAATACTGGTGTAATACCATAACCAACCTCAACACTACTTGATATTGTAGGTATATCACTAACATCAGCACTACCATTAGAGCTAATTACTTTTGTACCAAGATAGTTATTACCATCTATTATATCTACTGTAGCACCATTAAATAATTGATTAGAGGTGCTTAAAGTAGTTCCACTTACAGAAGCTTCAATAGACATATCAAGATTAGCTGTTTCATCTAATTCACATAAAAAATATGTTTCTGTTCCATTTCCAATATTATTTCTAATAACTGCAAATGTTCTTTCATCAACAGTACATACAGATTTAAATGTACCAGTAAAACTATTATTAAATAAAAACTGAGTAAAACCAGCTTTTTTTTGCGCTCTATCAGAATTAAAAACAGCTAGTGATCCATCAGTATTTACTAAAAATATATATGATTCTGGTCTATTGATTGCAGCTTGCAAGGATGCCATGTCTTGAGGATTGTCAATAAGATGACCAGCTAATGTAGAAACAGATGTTGCAATATATGCAGCTTCTTTATCTGAAAAGATAAACTCTCTTAAAACTGTACCAGATCTTTGAAGATATATAGTTGCACCGTCAAAAACTACAGGTTTTACATGACTTGCTCCATATGGTGTTTGTCTACGTATTTGTGCATTTGTAGGTGTTACTGGTGTATTCTGGAATGCTGGTATAATAAACTCAGAGCTTTCAGTAAATACTTGTAAATCTCTATTTGATACTAAATGTTTAATAGCACTTAATTCACCAATACTTGTAGTTATTTGTATTGAATCATTGTCAGCACCAGTTCCTACATCAAAATTAAAAAAGTCATTTGTCTTGCTACTAAACAAACCATCTGGTTGTGATGTACTACCACCAAACCAAAGTCTACCTTCATGAAAACAAATGGCTCTTGGAAACCCACGCAAAGATGAAAAAGACTGCTCATCAAAGTCACCAGTTTCTGCATTACATATTATCTTTGGCGCACCTCCACCATCAGCAGAACTTGATGCATTACCACCAGCAGTAAATGTAAATCTATTCTCATCAACAATAGCAAGTACAGTTCTTGCACCATTAATATCACTTACTGCTATACCACCAACTGCATCAGCTTCTTCTATTGTAATTGAATCGTTTTCATTCAAACCATGTAAAGGCATAGTAACTTCAACAACAGCACTACCATTAATTGTTCTTAATGCGTTAATATCAAGCTTGCTAAATAACTTATCAAAGATAGTACCAGTTGCTTGTGTTGGTGATTGTACTGAATCTATTTTTATTTCCTGACTACGATACCTTACAATCAAACCAATATGTTTTGAGTTTAAATAATTTGGACCAGTTTTAGAACCAGTAATATCAAAGTATTGTACAGCAGTATATTTATCAGAATTTGAATTAGATAATAATGGAGTAGCACCAGATGATGTATGATCTGTATTAACTCTATAAATGGCATTTATTGTTGAATCTAAAACTAATTGACCAACAGTATAAGATTGACCAGAAGCCCATGTAGAAACAGTACCACTTGGCTTTACTGTTAAAGTTACTTGACCAGTATTACCACTAGGAGTCATTGTAAAACCTTGTGGTTGAAATGGAAAGTATGGTTGGAACCTTACCTTACCATCTGTACGAATATCAAACTCATATTTAGAAACTTCAAATGTTCTTAATCCAGTTCTAACAAGTTTAAGTGTTTGGAATGTTTCATGAGTAAGAAACATTACATCACCAGTCTGTGCATAATTAATTTCTTGAATATTTGTAGAACTAAAATATGTGTTTAAATTTACAAGATTAACATCCTGAGTGATTGTTTGAACTAAACTTGCTGCACCAACTTGAGGATTACCACCACCATCAAAATCTAAAATAATAATTTGAATTTGACCATCATCTACTAAAGAAATTATATACTTTTCATCATCACTAAATATAAAAGGAATAATCCTTCTACCCATTCCAGTATCACCAGTGGCACTACCTAGTTGACTTTTGAATTTAAATCCTGGTCTTTTTATAACACCACCTTCATTACGAATAAAAAAGTTTGTAAGTTTTTGTGCTGAATTACTGTAAACTTCAATGTCAGTACGACCTATAAGTGATGGACTAATCTCACCAAACTGAAAATTAGTAAATGGTATTCTTACTGTTTGCATTAGCTTCGCCTTGCAGTTAAGAACCTTGTTGTTTCAAGCACCCTAGTTGTTTGTTGTTGTGAATCTAAACTTCTTGCTTTTGCCATTGCACCATCTGCTCTTACTGACATAAGTTGTGCAAGACTAGCATCTCTTGCTATGGATGTTGCTAAAACAACAGCAAGTGAAAATGTTACAGCTATTGTAAAGTAAGATGGAAAATGTATTTCACTTACACGAAATGTATAATCTGCAACAACAACATCTGCTGTAGATGTGTTTGCAAAAGCTTTATCACCGTATAACTGATAATCAATATTATTATCATTTACAGTTAAAGCATGAACCATAATACTATCTGTAGGAAGCTGATAAGCTTGATCGTATCTTCCAGTTGGTTCATTAGTTAATCTATTTAATACTTGTTGATTTGTTGCGAATCTCCACCTTGTATTTGTTAATGATGTACGAACTAAATCTTCATACAAGTTTACACATACTAAAGCTTCTGTAGATCCATCATCAAAAGAACTTATTGGTTCCGCACCAATAAGTATCAATGATCTACTGCATATATCTAACGGTGAATCAGCCGCTACTGGTATTAATGTCATTTAATAAAGGGAGGGCTAAGCCCTCCCCTCCCTATTAGTCACCATCTGTTTCTGCTATAGCTGTACCATCTGATACGTCTACAACTGAACCAGTGTTCGAAAGAACAGTAACATGATTAGTTGATGGTGTATTAGTATCTTTTACAATAATAACATCACGAACTTTAAGCATATTGGCTGCACTATTAAAGTACCCACTGTTATTTACAGTACCAATAGCGTCTGTTGTTGAATATTGCCAAAGATTACCATTTGAATCACCAGCTAATCTTGAAAGTCCACTTGCTGAATAAGCCATTAATCAACCTCCTATGTATTATTATCTAAGACTTCATAGATACCATTGTCATCAATAACAACTGCACCCATGCTCATCATAGATGTTGCTAAATGTGCAGCTCTTTCTGGCACATAATTTAACTCGGTAGAAACATCAGCACCAATACCTAAGCCAATAGCTGAAGTATGATATGCCATGTTTTTACCAGCAGTTACTGCTGATGTAGAAAAGATTTGAAAACCTAAAAAGTTTTTCATAGTCATTCCACCAGCAAAAGGTAGATTTTGATCACCAACAAAGTCTGAACTTGCAAACTCATTTATTAAAAATAAATCTGCAAAACCTTTTGGATTCATAGCTAAATATCTTCCACCATCTTCTGGAATATTAGCTGCACCCATAGTTTCAAACAAAGTAAGTAAATCAGCTTTTTCTACTGCACCACCAGTATCATGAATCTGTGTGCTATTAGCACCAGCATCCATAGCAGTATACAGTATTTCATCTGTTTTACGACCAAGAGCAGCAGCTGCACTTTTTGCAACAGCTTGTCTTTCATCAATGTTTGTTTTTAACTCATCCAACTTGTCGATATACTCAGCAGCATAAAAGTCTGCCATAGTAGCTTCAACATTTGTGTGAGTTAGTTCCATTGGAGTTACTAAACCATTTCTGGATTTAGTAGATGCTGAGCCTGTACCAATCTTCTGAAAACGTACAACATTACCAGAAACATTGGAAACAGTACGAACTGTGTTACGTAATTTACTACCCATTCTTTGATAGGCAATATGAACCTCAGATTCGAACTGCTTTATAAAGGCTGTTGAAATTGTGTTTGCCATAAGCAATCCCCTTATAAAAAGTTACAATAATGTCTATGCGATTGTCAGTTTTGACACCTCATAGCAATTATCCGTAAGGGTTGCTCAGTGCATCACTGGTCGTGACACATCATTATAAACATTATTAAACTTTAAATTGCAACGAAAAAATTTAACAAACTTAACATCATTTATTTCAATCGTATCGCTGATTGTAAATCCAGCAAACTTTAAAAACCTTATTGTCCTTTTATTATGGACTGGAACTACATTGTATATACAACTGTAACCAACTTGCAACAATTCAACAAAATCTTTTACATTCCTACATATTTCTATGTAGTGTTTCTCAAAATCATCAGAACAAAGCATCCATACTCTAGCTTCATTGTTCTTAGCTGGTATTGTTCCAAACATTCCTAAAGGTAAATCATTACGTATGATTGTGTATGATATAGAATGTTTTTGTGTAAAAGGAAAAGCTAAAGCATAACGACTATCTACATTTAATATCTTTAGCTCTTCCTGATCTATCTCTCTTAGATTCGTTGATAGATAATCAACATCTTCTAAATTAGAAAATCTTACTTGACAAACATCATCCAAGTTTTTCAAATCCTTCTTTTATTTGTCTAATGTAATCCATATCTTTCTTAGCTGGATTCCAATACCTATCATCATTCATCATTGATTCTAGTGTTTCTTTATCTAATCTATTTGCTGGTTCAGTTGCTATTGTATTTGTTTTTACTGTTTGCATGATATGTTCAATAGCTCTTACACCATCAGCAGTTTCTGTAATTTTATATACTGCATCCATTACATCTTGTGGAAAAAACTTTTCTGCAAACAAAGCAGCAGCTTGTAGTCTTTCTGGTGCATTATCACCAAGCTTTTCTATTTCTTCTGCTTTTGCTTGTTCCATACTCTGCATCTTTTCACCATCTGCTTTCTTAAAAGCTTCAATACCAGATGCAAACTCTTCTTGACTCAGTCCATTATCCCAAGCGTGCTTTGACCACCAACCTAGTAATTCATTATTTGGTGCTTGTTCTGCATCAATAGATTCTGGCAATACATAATCACCAGCACTTGCTGGTCTATCTTTGTAAGCTAACTCTTCAATCTCTTTATCCCAAGCAGCTCTTAGATCAGACTCTTTCTGATGAAACTTTTTTTCTAAATTAGAATAACCTTCAGCAAAAGCTTCTGGTGTTTTAAACTTTTCTGGCAACCATTCTGGTCTTTCTGGTGCTTGATCTTCAGCAGTTACAAAATCTTTTTCTTCTGTACTTGCTTCATTTCTGTCAGTTGTGTCACTTGTGTCAGGGGTCTGTTGCTCCATAACTTGTGATACTGTTGTTTCTTCAGACATTTTTCTTCTCCTTCATAGCATGATTAATTCTACGTTCAATAATAGCATAAACATATCTCTGACCTTCTTGATGACGCAAAGTAGCATCATTAACATTTGGACCATTAACAGTTTCTATTGTTATTTTTCTAAGATATTTAAGAACAGATTTACCAGTTGGAGTATTAAATAAACTATGAACATCAAGACTTATCCTTAGATCTTCATCTTTATTTCTTTCTACCCCATCAATACCAATGTATCTATTGTGGGACAACCTCTTCTCCTTCTTGTGGTGCAGACATTTGTTGAGCTTGCTGTAACTGTTGTGCTTGTTGCATTAATCTAACAAGCTCCTGTCTTTCATTAGCATCTCTAATCAAACTATCAGGCACATTAAATTTTTTAGCTAAATGACTTGCTACCTCTTCACCACTTACTAACAAGTTCATTACTTCTGGACCAAAACTTTGTTGAACAAGTTGCATCCACTGTGCAGTATTATTTATATCTTGTTTAGCTTGACCTTGACTCAATGGAGATACAGATCTTACTTTTACTTGCCTACCATTTACAGTAGGAATTTCTATTCTTCCTTGTTTCTTGAGAATATAAATAACTCTTTGCAATACTGGTTGTACTAACTCTGATTGCAATCTACCAAAAGCTGAACCAATCTGCCTAGATAAATCAGCCATACGTTCTGCAATTTCAGTAGCAGTAGCTGGTGTTTTGTTTGGATCACCAAGCATTTCATTATACAATGCTCTTTTGATATTTAATCTCATATCATTCAAAACAAACTGACTAACATCAAAGTTACCAGCTGCTCTAATTGGTTGTAAACCAGCAGAGTTTGGTGCTTTAGGTATAACCGTTCCGGGAACTAAACTGATTGTATCTGGATTAATAATACCATCATCATCTAATTGATAGATACCAGAGATTGCCATTTGTGCATTTTCTAATACTAACTGTACAGTAAGGTTAGTTGTTTTAATTGCACTTAATGCATTCATGAGTGGACCACGACCATATATCTCACCAGCACATTTAGACCAACGAAAACAGATAAATGGATTGGAACCAACACCTTTAAATGAATCAGCTTCTATAATATCCTTATCACCCATCTCAACAACATAAGATAAAAAAGCATCTTCATTTAACTTGGTATAATCTTTGCATATTACCTCTAGTATATTTGTTTTTGTTTGAGGACTATTATGAATGAGTTGAATTAACTTAGGACTAAAATTACCATTAGGATAAAGTATAGGTAAATCTGAGTAACGTATTTTACGTTCTCTAAAGATATGATCTATTTTATCATCAGGACCAGTATCTAATACAACATGAGGTAAAGGTATTGCACTAAAATTTATAGGATGAACAGCATCACCTTCTGCAACATGAAGAACACCAGTACCCACTGCAAGATCCATAAAGGATTCATGTACTTCTTGACCAAAGTTTGAGTTTTGTAAAACCTCAAATACATAATCTGTTACTTCATCCAGATCATTATTTACTTCCTCTCTTTGCTCTTTGGGAACTTCTGATCCAGCAACAAAGTCAGCCCATCTAGCAAAGTTAGGAACTAGACCAGCTTGTAATCTTGATGCAAACTCTTGTACACCTACAACGGCTGTTTCATCAAATATCTTTTCATCTCTACGTTGACCAATAGATTCTGTATAAAAAGATTCTCTTTGAGGCATTGAATATTCATAACACTCTTCAAACAAAGGAATAAAACTTTCTCTTACTGTCTTTGCTTTTTCATACTTTTCTAAAAAGTTTTTAGCTGTTTCGTGCATATCAACCTCTTCTTGAATAAAAACCTTTACCACCAGAAGGTCCAACAATTAATGACTTAGCTCTTTTTGTACTTGCTAACTGCATAGATGTACTACCTAATCTTTTTTTCAAAGCAGAACTTTTATTATCATCAGACTCTGGCAATAATGATCTTTGTGATTGAGTTAAGGATTGTGTCCTTGAAACAGATCGTTCAAGATTCTCTTGCTTTAATCTTTTACGTTCTTCTGCTTCTCTACGCTTTTGTTCTTTTTGTGCAGCTTCTACTTCTGGATCAACTGTAGGTTCACTGCTACCACCACCAAAACACATTGTACAATCTCCTTACATTCTTGACCAAAAATTAAATCTTTGCGTTATAGGTTTACGTTTAAACACATCATAGTCTTTCTTAGCATTAAACGAAGAAAGGGGTTGTTGTCCAGCAATTAATTGTCTGCCCTCTCCAGCACCTAACATTAGATACTGTAATGCATCATGTATATGTGAATACATATTCTTTTCTGGTTTGTCATCATATCTTTCTCCTGACACTTGCATACGTCTGTAACAATAACCACCTTGAAAACCTTTTATAAGTGTAGGACAACGTCTATCAATTAAAAAAGCTGGTTGACCATCTGACATCTTAGTCAACTGTGAAGCTACAGATTCTAATCTTAAATCAACACTATTTGATGGTGCTGGGATAGCCCTAAGCCCAGCACCACGCAGTATCTGAAATGGAGTTGATTCATCAGTTTGTGCGCGAAAATCCCCAGCGGGATCACCGATAATATTAACATCCAAACCAGAAAACCTTGTTGCTATTTCTTGTCGTAACAATTCTGCAAATCGAACAATACCCATATCAATAGCAACTATTTCTGATTGCAACAACCAACGACCTCTTACTTTCTGACCAAAGACAGCTGCTGGAGTTAATCCAAAATCAACACCAATGTATAAAGGTACACCAACTGCAATAGGTATTTCTTCTTCTGCAATATGTGTTTCACTTACAAACTGAGGATAGACAGGTTTACCTTCCTGTATAGAACCAAGTTTATTCATTACATATACATCTATCCAACTTTTAGTCTTACCTCTAATTAAATTTGGATAGTAAGTTTCTAAAATGTTAGATATGTTCTCTGCACTCTTGTTTACTTCATAACTATCTACATCACCTTTTTCATCTAGCTTTTCTTTCATAGCTGATGGTTGTACATAGAAAGACCAGTTGTCAGGCTTAATTAACATCTGTGCTTGCTCTCTTGGAATATAATCTGGTATCGGAACTTCACCAGCCATAATCGCCCACCAATGATCTTCTTCTGGAGCATTGGTATCTGCAATGACACCAGACCAACTTGCACCACCTTCACGCATTGAAGGATAACGACCAACACGCATAGTACAAGCATCAATAATACTCTTAGGTACTTCTCTTGCCTCGTTTATCCAAATACCAGTTAACTCTAAAGATAGTAATTTCTTTACATCTTCTGGTCTATCCAATGCTAAGAAAAGAACCTCAATATCAAGTTCGTCCTGTTGTATATGATGTGTGTATGGTACTGACCAATGAAACTTACCCCATACATCTTCTGGAAACCAATCAAGCCATGTTTTGATTGTTGTGGTTCTTAACTGTGGGTTTGTATTTCTTATGATAGCCCAACGACTTTTTCTTATACCTTGATCGTTTTTCTTTTGCTCAAGACTTCTACGAAAGACTTCAACACAACAAGCAACAGACTTACCAGAACCAACTGGACCTCTTATACCTCTAAAAAAATTAGAGTCCTTCATAAAAGATTTTATTGTTTGACCATCTGGTTTGTATGTAAATGTATGCACTACAATTCGTCTATCTTAAAATCTTTTGCAGTCTTTAGATGCTTCTCAATAACTTCTGGAAGAATAGTTGCAATCAACTTGTCAGCTTCATGATCTGTACAAAACTGTTTAGGAAAATGTTTTAGGTGTACAGTCTTTACAACATGACGAAGTATTCTGCGTTCTTCTTGATTGAGCTTATGAAAATACATTATTTCTTTTTAGTACGTTTGGTACGTTCAGTACGTTTGGGTTGCGTTTTTGGTTTTGGTGAAATTGGTTTAGCCTTTCTTGAAGGCAACCAAAAAAATAATATTTTAAACAGCATACTCATGTTCGATACTTCCTCACTTTCTTAGCAATACTCTTTGGTTGTTTTACAAATTGTTTACCAGCTCTATTACCTTTCGCCTTTGCTCTATTTGTTGCAGCTTTCTCTGATGCACTCAAACTTTTCCAAGCTGCATCTGGTAAATATCTTTTCTTACCTTTTGATGGAGAACCATCAGAAGTTCTCCACTTCTGTTTACCCCAGTTAAGTAAAGATCTTTGAGGAGCTTTCACTTGTATCCTCCACCTTTGGCTTTATACATTCTAGCCAGCATCTGTGCTTTTCTTGCTGACCATTGACCAGGTCTACCACCTTTACCACCAGCTTTGATTCTGTTGAATAAACTTTTTCTCATTGAAGGTTTGGTATAATTACCAGCTGCGTTTACTGCCATTATGCTTTATTCCTTTTACTAATTGCTTTTGCTTTGGCTCTAGCATCTGCTTTCGAGCTAGCACCCCAAGCTTTTAAACTAAGAAGAAGTCTGGTAGGCTTTCCCTTAGAATCTCTTTCTGGACCTTTCATATTTCCCATACGAGCTAAGAAAGATGCACGACGAGGATTATCTCCACTCTTTACTGGAGGCTTGAGTGTTCCACCTTTATAACTAGCTCTTCCTTTAGCGTTTAAACCACCTTTAGGATTCTTGCCTTCTTTTCTTGTCCAAGCTGGAGTTTTTGCCATAACGAACCTTTCTGACTAAAAATGTTTGTAGACCACTACTTGCCGTAACACTACAACTGTTTTTACCCCCCTATGGTTTGTTGACACGCTATGCATTTAGTCCAGCTGTATGTTAATTTTAATACCACCCGTATGCAGATGCATATGCTTGTCTGGAGCTTTAAATCCTGCTCGATCAAGTATGTCTTTACTGGCTTCTAGCTGAACGTACTCACTTCTTGCACCAGTGCTAAGCTCAGACAACTTATGCGCCGCATACGTAGCATTTAGTCCAAGAGTCTGCTGTATTGCTGTCTGCATATAAGCTTGTACCTTTGGAGTCCGTAATGCCTTGCTAGCAGACACACGACCTGACTCTCCTTTAGCGTAGCCAGCAATACCAGCTGCCTCTTTGATACTGCAACCTGTGGCTACAAGCGTATCAACAAGCTTTACCTGTTTGTCTGTTAGTTGAACACTAAGCTCTTTCATATAACCTCCACTATTATTATCATCATGCACATAGATCTACCATTGTCAACAGACTCTGTGTACGTTCCACCAAGATCTGACGTTATGTACAGCATACTACACAAGACATATTACCATACGCTTTGGCACAAGGTTTGTTTTGCTGCTTTCACTTTTTTATCCATTGCACACATTTGTACTCCATTTCATTAGTAGATTTATTTGCCCCTTCTGACAAACCTTAGATACCAAGTATACAGTAAAGCACCTTGCCATCGAGATAATTGTGCCTCCCAAGTGGGAGGCTCTATTATTGTGTTTCGATGGCTTCGACAATTCACTCCCAAGTGGTCGTTGTGCTTTACTGTAGACTTGGCACAGGCTCCTCCTAAGTAGTCGTCGTCTAAGGAGTGTCCTTGTGTCTGCATAAATCAACTAACTCATGGAGGTAAAAATGAGTACAACTACTAAAAAAGCAAAACCATCAAAAGCAACCCTTGACCAAATCGTATGGCAATATGTTACATACCATACACAAACCTCAGATCTTAGCGAAAAGTACACAGAGGCTAGAATTAACGATCTATGTTTTGTTGCTAATAATAGTTTAGTTTACAAGAAAAAGATTATGTCAGATCTTAAAGCTGAACTTAAAACACTTGATGAACAATACTCTGGTTCAGAAGTTCAAGATGTACAGATATACAAGAAAACTATCTTACTCAAAAGAATGATACCAGAGTTACAATCTCTTAAAGATTATGTAGCAGTAACTGAAAGAGTATACAAGGAACATACTGGTTCTGAGTACAAACATAACGGTGCAAAGGCTACTATGAAACCTAACGCACAAGCAGTTATGAGTGAACTTAAAGAGCTTATCAACATGGATATATAACCTAACCAAAGAGAGGTTAGCTTGTCTAGCCTCTCTTTACACACAAATGGAGGTACAAATGATACGTCAATATTTACTAGGTATGTTAATATCAGCATGGTTGTTTACCATGATATACATAATACTAGTTGTATTTCTTGGACATTAGTATACAATAAAACCATTGAAAGAGAGGAGGCACAACCATGCCAAATACAAACCCATATGTACACCTAGCTGACAAGCTACTGGAAATAATCGAAACTCCACAACAACTTTCCAAACTTTCTGATTGGCTTTCAGACAGTCAGACAGTCAGGGATCTGGCTGTACTTTTAGAATTACAGCAAGATGAAAAAATTAAAAAAATAATTTTTGATTATATGTTCAAACAAGTTGAATACAAAATGTGGAATGAAATGAGTCAGTCTATGTCAGAACAAAATGAAAGATTAAAATCACAATCTATTGAACATATCATTGATGATTCCATACCGGAATACAAAATCATGGAGGATCCCAATGGGAAGAAACAGTGATCTACAAATCGAAATAGAATCAACACTTGCTTATTGTCTAAATGACAAGGGCATGACTAACGATCAAGCTATAGCTTGGATCAAAGTAAAGTTCAAAGAGTACGGTAGATATGCAGTAGATCATGCTGAATCAATCATAGAAAGAGAGGAAAAGCTATGGAATTGCTAACAAAGAAAATAGAAAGTCAGCTTCGTGCTAACCATAAAGCAAACGAAGATGGCACCAAATCTTTCAAACCTATTGTAAAGTTATTCAATCCATATGGTGTAGGTACTTGGTATCTATCAGAACTAGATGACAATGACATAGCATTTGGTCATTGCAATCTAGGTTATGAAACTGAGCTTGGATATGTAAGTTTAGATGAACTTAAGAATATGAAACTAGCACCGTTTGGTGGTAAGATTGAACGAGATTTACATTGGAATGGAGAAGTGCAATGAGTCATACAGCTGGATACACATCAGATGGTATCGGTTTTCAAAAACAAGATACCAGCTACAAAGCAGCAACCCAAAATAAAAACAACAAACTAACTCTAAGACAAGAGGTCTTACAATATTTTAAAAATAACCCAACGCTATGTGTTTCTTCTGGAACTGTAGCTCTAGCTTTATATAAAGACGCTTGTCAAATTCAACCAAGATTAACAGAGTTAGCAAATCAAGGATTGATTAAAGACAGTGGAGTCAGAGGTCAAACCAAGTATGGTAGATCATGTATACTATGGAGATATAGTGGCAAGACGGAAGAAAAAGAAACCAAGCAAGATAATATATAAAACTTGCCAAGCTTGTGAATGCAAATCAGAATACTTTGTAACTATCTCTTTGAATGGAGATATTACAAAGTATTATATCATATGTTTACAATGTTATGATGGTGATAAATGGCGAACAGAAATAAAAACAAAGGAACCTATCATGAGCGGTGGTTCGTAGACTGGTTAAACAGTCTTGGAATAAAAACAAAACGTCAACCAATGTCTGGTTCATTAGGTGGTGAATATACTGGTGATCTTGTACTAGAAATACAAGGCATCAAACTCATTGGTGAAGTTAAATACAGAGATGTTTCTAGTTTTCCAAGTCCATTTAAAGTCTTGGTAAACAGAGATATAGCCTTCTACAAAAGACGTAGAGGTGTACCACAAACACTAGTCATTATGTCTGGTGAAATTTTTCAACAACTCATGGAGGAAAGAGAGCATGGGAAAACTAAAAGCAGCAAACTACCCTAGTAATTATGACTTGTTTTGGAATGAAGTTGTAGCTAAAATCAAAGATGCAACTCATGTAGAAGATCTAGAAATTATAATTGCATGGGCTGAACGAGAATCAAAAACCGCTGGTGAAATGATCTCTCACTCTTGTCATATACAATCACAATGCCAAGAGTTATGGAACGATTACTTCACCCAATAACAAGGAGAATATATGTCTTTTATACTCATGGCAGAAGTAATGAAGATAGATGATATTGAAGATCCTCTATCGAAATGGTTACTTATGGTGCTAGCTGACTATGCAGATGACACTACAAAAACTTGTTTCCCAAGTTTGTCGACGCTAACCAAACGAAGTCGTATAAAAAATACTACACTCAAGAGTAGACTTAACTGGTTAGAAGAACACGAATACATTAGTCGAACATCTGGCAATTCACACGCATCAAATATCTATACAATACTTCCCAACCTTGGTCGCTACGCGACCTACGTTGGTCGCCAGCCGACCACTAACCTATCAAGTAACCATATAAATAGAAATATATCTAGGGAAAAGAAAGGTTTACTAAACTTAGAATGGAAACCAGATCAAGATATTCTAGATAAGATAAACAGTAAGTTTGGAGAAATAAATCATGAAGAAGAAACCGATAAGTTTGTCAACTATCATGTCGCAAAAGGTTCAGTCTTTGCAAAACCAGAGAGAGCTTATTTCAACTGGTGTCGTAACGTCGCTGAGTGGGGAAAGAAAGTCGTTAGCTTTGAAAGTTTTAAAGGGAATAAAAAATCCCATACAAATAGACATTCATCTGACTACTTCTCTTCAGTCGTTGACGGACTCAAAAGTGACGATTAAATTAGGATCTGAACACAAATCACCTACACTTGACATTGAAATAGCTGATGAGAGCCATTTTAAAGCCTGTAGAGAGGCTATATTAGATACTTTAGTACCATTGCCCTCGGAAGAAATTAAGAAGGCTCTAGCCTCAATTTCTACGTTGATGAAAAAACCGTATGGTGAAACTGCTGCTGACCAAAGTGTGAGAATCAAAGCACTAACAAGCCAGCTTTTAGATGTACCAGCTGACATAACTTTGTATGCAATGAGAGAGATTGTAGATACAAAAGTTGAGTTTCCAGTTTGGTCTGACTTTGCAAAGATAGTAAACCACAGAAAAAGAAACAGAGAGTCTATGGTACATCAACTAGATAAATTGTATCATAAAAAACTATTAGGAGTAAAATAATGGGTGTTACATTTGAAGGGAAAATTAGGATTGTTAGATCACTACCTAATCCTCCAGAATTTCAAGATCAAACTACAGAAGCTAAAGTAGGATTAATTCTTACTAGAAATGAAAGTGTTTATATACATCCATCAGATGTTCAAACACATAATTTACAACTGAATGATGTTATTATTGCTAAGTATGGTAAGTCTGGCAGAAGTATACCGTATGGTGTATTAGAAATTTTAGAAACTGTATGGTCATCTGAAAATGAACAAAAGAAACCATGCAAAAAAGTAGTTAAAAAAGAACCTTCATATGAGCAACTGATTATGAACAAACTTATGATAGTACGTTGTATGGAGTTTAAAGATCTATGGGTAAGAGTTACTAGTATAGTGGGTACTAGATTTAGTGATCTTAATGAAGATCAAATGAAAAAATATAATGCCGTTCAAGATGCACTCAAAGAAATGTACAGAAAAGGTAAAGTGTTTAAGATCTCTTGCTTTAGAAATAAAGAAGGAGATCAAGATAAAGCATCACATACATTCTATGGAAGAACAGATGATCCGTCTGTATTTCAAGACATTTTAAGTATGATTGATCCAGAATATAAGAAGAGAAACAAATACATGATTGGAGATAATGATGAATAGGAGTAAAATAATATGCCATCACCAATAATACCACTTGATTATGTAGCTGAAGTACTCAATGAATCTGGTGAAAGATTCTATATATCAGAATATATATGGAACACCAACGGTGGCAAATGTAAGTATCGCAAAGGTGAAGAAACCTATGAAGAAGATGCAAAGAAATTTGTTCATGAAAAATTTTGTAAATATGATTGGTGGCATAACAAACATTCAGATTTATGGACATTTGTTGAAGATACAAATGTAGAAACATTTGAAATAGAATGGAACAAAATAAAGATTGATGTGAAGATCGAACACTTTGGTTATTGTCTACAGAGAAATGGTGGGTCACATCATCATTGTTATGAGTATCAAGCTAGAGGTAATAAAGTAGAATTTGTAAAACAAAAGAATGGTCTTTTCTATGCACAAGATACTATTCCATTACCAACAACAAGCACTGGTTATCGCTCTGGTCATATACTTAGAAGAGATGCTAGTCATTATATCAAAGCCAAAGAACTAAAAGAATATATACTTAGTGAACTTGGAGAACCACCAGCACAAGGAGATTTATTTGCATGAATAAGATTGTTTTATATAGCTTGCTTACTGTTATGCATTTTGATAGCGCAGAAGAATGTCAACTGTGGTCTGACAAAATCTATGGCAAAGGATATAAATGTCATGTAACATATAAGTATGAAGAATTTTATTTAGAGAAACTACCATTGCAAAGACCGAGGACAGAGTATTATGGATATAAAAAAGTACAGCCATAGAATAAAAGTATTTCATGATAGATGGTTAAAGAAACCAAAAGAAGTGGAGATCACATTACCATATGTACCACAAGAGTTTACAAGACCAGATGAAGTAGTTGAATCATTCCATATTGATTGGGAAGATGAAAAGAAAAAGGGCAACAAAAAGTTGCCCTAGTTAAACAGGCAGGATATGGAGAATATCACTTATGTATCCTGTTGAACAGTAATAAACTATTTACTTTTTTAGGTCAATAGTATATAAGAACATTATGAAAGAGAGGTGTTCCATGAACAATAGAATAGGTTTTATCGGTGGCTCAGATGCTGTTCGTATTATGAATGGTGATTGGGTTAAACTATGGTCAATCAAAACTGGCAGAGAAGAGCCAGAAGATTTATCAGATAATTTTACAGTACAATCTGGTATTCACAATGAAAAATTTATATTGCATTGGTTTGAAAAGATACACAAAGAATCACTTGTAGATCATCAGAAAACATATGAGATGAACTGGAGTGGTGTTCCACTAAAGGGGACAATCGACGCCGCCACCCAAAGCAGGGCGGCGATTGTCGAAGCAAAAGAAACCTATGAATACAATAAGATGGAAGATCAGCTGGCTAGATATATGCCACAGTTGCAATTCTATATGATGATTAGCAATACACCTAGTTGTTACTTTGCTAATAAGTTTGGTAATCGTAGATGGGAATGTGTCCATGTAGCTAAGAACGGTGACTATCTTGATGCAATGAAGAACAGATTGTTTCAGTTTTGGCAGCATGTATTATCTGATACTGCCCCCCCTAATCCTGACCAGGTTGAAGTTGATACTGACAAAGTATTAATCAATCAAATGGTCAAAAGAAATGCTAATCAAAATAATTATTTTACAAGTCTTGTTGATACTTACTTCTCAACGGCAACTCAACATTCACAACACGAAGAAACAAAGAAAGAATTGAAGAGTCTTGTGGCACCAAATGAAAGAGAACTGTATTCAGATAGACTTACATTGCGTAGAGATAAGCGTGGTTCAATAAGAATTGTTATTCATTAAGGAGAGAGAAATGGAAGATAAAATATATCAAGCACTAGCCAAAGCTAGAAAAACATTCAAGCCACTCAAGCAAAGTGGCAAAGCACAATTTGGTAAGTTTCACACACTTAAAGATATTATGGATGCAGTAGGTAAATCATTAGAAGATAATAATTTGTTGGTTATATTTCATTTAAATCATGAAACAAAAGATGTAGCTATTCCAGTAGATACATTAACTTGTAGACTTACTCATGTTGATACAAATACATCAATATCTTCTACAGTTAAACTAGATAATAACAACAAAGGTCCACAAGGAACTGGTGGTGCTATTACTTACATGAGAAGATATACACTACAAGCATTACTAAACCTAATGCCAGATGATGCCACAGAAGATGATGGTGATTGGGTATCAACTGGCAAAAAACCAAACAGACCATTTTAAAAAGGAGTGATAATGGCAGAAGAATACGATAATAAAAACAATGGAGCAGTGTTTCAACCTTTTCCAAACAATGATTTTATATTGGAGGGAAAACTTGACATTGATGGTAGTGAACATAAACTGGTAGTGATTCGAAGTACAACCAAAGGTGGCAAGGTTATGTTAAAATGTTACACAGAATTATGTGCAATGTTTGAGAATGATAACCTCAAAAGTGGATCACCAGATTACACTGGTAATTGTCATGAGAGATTTGAAATTAATACTGGAACCAAACTGCGTTTAGCTGCTTGGAAAAAACAACACAGTGGTAATAAAAATTATCTCAGCCTGCAAGTTTCTGAGAATCAGAAACAGAATAACGACCAATCAAAAAAGGAAAGTACTCCCTCAACTCCTTTGCTTGATGACGAGATTCCGTTCTAAGAGAGTCTATCCTCTCTTTCATAATAGATAGACTCAAGGGGAGTGCTGGACTACACCCTTCTAGCACTCCTTCTTTTACAAGGAGAAACAGATGAATAGATCACAATTCCTAAGAGAAGTAGGTGACACACTCACAACAAGACAACACACCTATGGACATCCAAGCGAAAACCTAAGATCAATAGCTAAATGCTGGTCAGAGTTTAAAGATGAAAAGTTTAATTATCTTGATGTTTGTATTATGATGATACTTACAAAAGCTATTAGATTAAAAGAAGATCCTTTGCATATGGATTCTTATAAAGATATAGCTGGTTATGCTGCCTTAGCAGCAGAACTTATAAGTACATTAGTTCGAAATGGGGACCATCAAGAAATGGACGACGACCTTGAGAACGACGAAGATCAATGTACGCGTTCATAGCATCTTCAGCAGTGCCTGTATAACTAGTAATACTACCTTCACTCCAAGCTGCACCCCATTTGATTGGGATGTTACCTAATTGTTTTGATGCATCTTTCATAGCATCACAAAGATCATCATAGACATTCAATTCCCAACATGGACCATTGATATAAGCCATCAGATCTACTGCATGAGAGTATCCATCTTTCTGAACAAGATGATAGCTTTTGTGTGTTTTTGATCTACCAGCTTTAACTAAAGCTTCTTGTTCTTCTTTGGTACGTTTACCAAATGTCACTCCAAAATCTACCTTAGTTAATGTTATAGCAAGCTTAACAACATCAACTAACTCTGGATGCACACCTTCTAATTTACTTAAACTTCTATCTGATAATTTATACATTTGATCTCCTAAAATTTATATTTAACATCAACACCACGAATCAAAGTGCCTCTTGGATTTAAACTAAATTTAGGTGTAATACTAAATCCAGTTCTTGTTTTTCTAAAAGCAGATAGTAACAATGGTAATTGATTACCACTATCTGCTAGAATAGGTGAGCTAGTATAAGTGTTAAACTCTTCAAACTCTTTGTCAGTAAGACCACCTAAAGGTATTGGTTCTTCTTCTATAGGTATAATAGTAGGTGTATCTAAATATCCAAAAGAAGAACTTTCATATTGTGGTTGAGTATTAGTAGTTACATTACTTATTACTGGTGATGATTCTTCTTTTTTTTCTACAGGAATACCACTACCACCTTGACCTGTACCAGTTCCTTCTGGATTTTTGTAATACTTATCCCCTACTGTACCGGGTGATTTAGTTCGATAAGTATCTTCTTGCTCTCTAAACTCTTCTTTTTGTTTAGCAGTTACTTTAGGTTTATCATCTTTAGTCGTACCATCTGGTCTTACTTTGGGTCCAGCAGTCCCAATAGATGTAGTCAGACTTTTTTTTTCTTTCTCTCTAAAGTTTTCTTTTTTATAATCTTTGACAGTTTTTTTATACTGCCTCATCTTTGCTTCTTTTTTTTCACCTGGATCAGGCATTATTTCTTACCTCCAAAAAATTTAGTTGCTGATCTTATACCAAATGATGCAGCAATCACCACACCAAAACTATATGTATACCAAGCTGGAGCTTGTTCCAATGCTTGGAATCCAGCAAATGCCATCTGTCTTGTGTCATCATTAATAAAACAAAGAAGGAATGGTATGGATAATAATATAGTAATCCACTCATCTTTCCAGCTAGATTGTGTAGCTTTGATAGCTTCTAAATCCCAGTCAATCTCACCAGTCAGTTGTTTCTTTTGTATTTCTGCTTTTACTTTTTGAGTTTGCACTTTGCCATCTACATAACTAGATGCCAATGAGCCTAAAGATTTAACGATTGTTAGTATCATTCTTTCTTTCTCCGTTCATCCAGATTCCAAAGCAACCAGTTAAAGCACCCATACAAACAGATACTAAACCACTTTGTTGTATTGTTGGATTGTCTAATGCCATATACCAATGCACACTTTGATAAGTAAGTATGGTAACAACAAGCATCATCAATCTAGGAAACACTTTATAATCATCTATAATCGTGGCTGGCATATATCCTCACTTAATAAATATCCATTTGGGTTCAAACCATGTACACCAAACATAAGACAAAAGAACAATAAAAACAAATATAATATCTTTCTCAGACATCTTGTTGTTTCTTTAACCACATTGCAAAGAAGATTAAACCTATGATTGAGCATATAAGAACAATAACAAACACACCTTCAATAATCTTTTGTTTGAGTTCTTGTCTTTTATAGATTAACTCTTGTCTTTGCTTGCGTATCTTGCCTTCCATTTTTAACAAATCATCCCAAGCTTTAACACCAAACTTAAACTTAACATACTGTTGTAATTCATATCGTTGCTTTTCCAAAGTCTTTTGAGCAACCAAACTCTTCATGGCAGCTTCTTCAACTGAGTCACCACTTAACATCTTTTTATAAAAGGGAGGATTCTTTGTAGATTTAACAGCTTGTTCTATATCAGAGCTAGCTTTCATCCATCTTGATAGATCACCAGACATACCTTCCAGATCACGACCAATAGCAAATGCTTTCTTGATGTTGTTAAATGCAGCAGTCGATAGGCTAACTGCAGTAGCTATCGACGCTGGATCAAACATTACTTTTTCTTAGATGCCATTATCTTTCTTTTAAGACTAGCTGGCAAAGTCTTTTGTTTTTTAGTAAGACCATTTTTTGCAGGTGGTCTACCTCTTTTTGAACCATAGGTTCCTTTTCCCATTGGCATAATAGTTCTCCTTTCTAACTAGCCCAAGGCATATCAGTATCTTTGATAGCCTTGTCATCAATCTGTTTTTGGATTTGTGCATTTACATGAACTTCATAATCACCAGTAACTTGTGCTTGAATCCATCCAAGAACATCTGATTCTTTTAAATTTGCTAAAGCTTTAAAATCTGATGCAGAAGTATTCACAGAAGTAAGAGGAGTAGCACCATTAAAAACACCTTCATTCCCATCACTATCTTTGCCTATCTTCTTCCATCGAGTTTGTATAACTGCATCTTTATTTGTTGCTTTATCAGAATTTATTTCATCTTTGGTTTGTATAGATGTAACTTCCCATGTGTAAGTTATACTCATTTTGTCATCTCCTTATCTAATTTTTCTGTAAAAACTTGTTTGCTTGCTAGTATTTGATCTAAAACAAACTTTGCATTGTTTTCTTTCTTTTCAATATCTACAAGTTGTGCAAACAAATACTTTTGTTGGTCAGTAAGAGATGATTGTTCATACTCTTTATCTTTCCATCTTAGCTTTAGGGGTTGTGTATTCTCTGTCATATTTTCTCCTATGAGGGTTTAGTTGGAAAATCTTCCTGTTTTAGATTTGGAAAATTCTTATGTTTAGTTAAATCACGCAAAGACTGTCTATAAACAGTATATTTATTTTTAATTGTATCTGGAACATCTGGTAA